GTTCGACCTGGAGAGCTTTAAAATCTCGTTTTCAATCTCTGCAGATAGTTTTTCAAGTCTGTTGTACTGTTGGGCGGCAGCCGGCGATAGTTTTCCATCTGGCCCGGCATACTTTTCGTAGAAGTCGGCTATCTTGGCCTTGACGTCTTTCAGAGAGGCTTTGTAGGCGGTTATGATTTCTCTTTCTTCTCTTTTTGTGAACCGATTATACCAGTCCTCAAAATCGTCAAACGCTCCCTTTATCGTCATCATATTCCTCTCCGCCTTCCACTATTCTCTTTGTTTCAAGGCCTTTTGGGCTCTTTGAGCCATCATAATAAACGCCGCCTGGTTCTCGGATATTGGGGTCTTCTTGTATTCTTCGAAGAGTTTTACTATATCTTCCAGCGCTTTTCTTAACCTTTGGTTTTCCCGTTCGCATTTAGAAAGAGGCATATCATTCAACCTCTTCCTCTTTTTCTTCGTTCTCGTCATCCAGAGAGACCTTATACGTCTCTCTCTCTTTATCGAGCTCTTCTTTCGTCTTTTTAGCGTCTTTTATGAACGACACCAAGCTATATGCCAACTCTGTTGGGACATTCCCCAAGAGTTTTATGAGGAGGTCAGCTTCTTCATTGAGAGAGTTCGGAATATTCCTGGTGAACTGGAAAGTGAGGGCATTCAGATCTATCGGAGTATTGACTACACCCCAGTAATTGTTTAGTAGCTGGAACTGCTTCATCAGAGCCGCGGTAAACTTTCTCTCGGCGATAATCGCCTTATTCTCGAGAGTGAGTAGCTTCCACTTTCGGGACTCTCCCGAAATGTCAGAGGCAAACTCCTGGTCCCCAAAATTCACCGATTTCGCGAACCTCAAAATATTCGCCTCGGTCCTGTCCAGGAACTTCTCGAGCATATCTGTCACAACATTTTTCGTCAGGAACTCAGCCCTTCCATCATCCGGTATAGCGAGCGCTCCGGTTTGTCTCAGCTTATCCAGTTCGGTATCGGTAAGCTCTACCCCATAGAGAAGGAGATAGGCAAATCTAAACTGTTCTATCTCCGAACTGGCATCAGACACCGCCCGGTCGTAAGCATCTATGAGCTGAAGCACCTTTTCCCCGTCCGCCAGGAGCTCTTCATTGTTCTTGAACTGGATGAGAGGGATTCCCCCGAACACATGGGTATCCGGGTTTCGAAGGGTTCCATCGTTGTTTTTCCCGACAAACTCAACATCCAGAACGTAATTACCGGTGCTGTCCTGGATATAGTACGTTACGGTATTACCTTCATACCACTCCACACGGGTCCTCTCTTGAATCGCGTCGCCTTCGATAACTTGAATGGGGTAATACCTAAGCGCCAGCTGAACTTCATCCAGGCTCATATCCTGGATCCAGATACATTCCCAGGGAGGCACTCTCATAGCCCTTGGTTTTCCGGCAACATCGACATATAGAAGACGTCCGCACTGACCGCATATGGACATCATCTTCATTGTTTCGGCGTCCAGGTCGTCGATTCTGTTGGATTTGTTGAACTCCTTGACCGGATCCGCGCCGGTTTCAATTCCGGATTCATAGTCTATGGGATTTCCCAGGACGTAACCGGTCTTGGTATCGATGATTTCGCCAAAAAAATCGTTGTTGATTTTCGCGTTAATCTTCGTGTCGGTAGGAAGCGTTCGGGTAAATATCGGCACCCCGGTAGTCTCGCCGCGATAACGGAGATAAAGGTTTATCATCCTGTCGTGTTGCTCCCTGTGGTCATTTATTAGGTCCGATATTATCCGGCTGGTATTTTCGCTCGCAGCTCTGGCTAATGTGAGATACGTTCTATAATCCATCTCCAACCCTCGCTTAATAAATCGACTTGACCGCTTTAGCCTTATGCATTGAATAGAACTTTCTCATTTGCCAGGCTATGGCGGTCGCAGCTACTCGGTCTTTTCCGTTAATACTTACGTTCCCCTTCTCGTCGGTAACTACTTCTCTCAGCTCTCTTAGGGTTTCTATATCACGAATATGAATCTCGTCGTTTCGTATGGCCGTGTCAAGCTCATCTAACATCAAAAACTTTGAGCCGGCATTAGTAAGCCAGCCCAATCTCGAAGCCTTCTTGGAGGTCCCCGGGATTATTGCCCTATCAGTCGGATCGGTCTTCTCCATGAAGATGTTTCGGTACTTCCGATACCGGAAGATGGTGGCCAGGGTAGAATGACCATGATTATTTCTCTCGACTGCCACGAAGGCGTTGTTGTACTTCTCTGCAAGGTCAACTATCTTGTCGCCGAAAACATCCGGTTCCCAATGTCCGTGTAGATAGGCCACTTCTTCCCACGAAGAGACCTTGAATACTTTTGCGTGGGAGAAATCTCCTTCCTCTAGGCCTTCGGCTACGTCACATCCAATGACATAGGTTTCTTTCTTCCGGGGTTCTTCGAAGACGGCCAGGCCGTGAATCTCTCTCGAGGGAGAAGCCGTTAGCAACAGCTCTTCTATCTTCACGATATCGAAGTACGGATTACCTGAAGACAAGAAGGCCTCTTCCGGGTTACAGGGATACTCCTGAGGAAGTTTATCCTTTAGGTCCTTTCGTTTTTCGTTGTACCAGTTCAACTGTTCCCAGGAGAGGCCTTTGGTCAAAAGAAGTTTCAGCTTCCTATGAAAATCGGTCCCGGGGTTCAGGACCGATTCTTTGAATGTTTTCTCTTCTTCTTTCGAAACAAAAGGCGTTCTATACTCTGAAGTTCTCCACCACTCGTAGAATTTCGGCTTCCAGTTATTTTCAGATTTCATAGCATCATCCCAGAGTTTTTTGAATTCGTTATAGCCGTTTGCGGTGGTTTCTAGAATCTGTATGCAGTCTCCGGTAAACGCACCCTGGAGAGCCGTCATTGTATCTTCATAGTCGGGCCAGAACCCAACCTCGGAGCCATGGAAGAAGTTGATGGTCTTTGAACGACCCGCACCCTCGGATCCAGCGGTTGTGCATCTCCATCTGCTATTGAGAATATCGAAGTGCAACTCCTTCCTGTTGTTAAATTTTTCGGAAGGCTTAAGCGGATCCGGGAGAAGGGAATACGGAAACCTCGCTTTATCTTCGAATATGGTAGCCGTATTGTCTGCAGAATCGGCTACCGTCATCCCGGAGAAGTTCCGTTGGGTGATTGTGGCTGCCAGCTGGTACGCCGTGATAAAGCTCGTAAAACCTTGCTGACGGCCCTTTAGTACTATCAACTTGATTCCCCTTCGATTTCCTGCTTTATGCTCTTCTATGGCGTTCCTAAGGTCATTTAAGAAGGATTTCTGAACATCGTTGAGAAAGAAAGGAACTGTTCGCTTTTCTTTGTTTACGATGTAAAACGCCATCTCGATAAGATACTCCGGGTTCTCCTGGATTTCATCGACGAGATGGCGGTTTTCGGGGAGAAGGAGGTTATGTGCTATGGCGTTCGTGAATTCCTGGTCCTTGGGGAGGTTTCCATCCCACTTCCTCTTTCTAGCCTCTATGATATCGACACAGTGAATCATTTCAATATTTCCTCTAGCTTCTGGATTTTCAAGGTTCCAGAATGTTCAATATTCTGGGTGTCCTTCCATCCGAAGTTGTTTTTCAGGTTGAAGATGATGATTGCCGGGTTCAAATAACCCAGGGCGGTTCCCTCAAGGTTGTTCTGTTCGATTCTCTCGAGAGCTCTTTTTATTGTGTCACTAAAGCGCTCATCATCTTTGTATCTCATCAGGGTTTGCCGGGTTATATCCAGCCACACACAATAACCCTGGACCGTATAAAGCGTAAACTTACCGTCCTTCGTTTTCGCGCCGCCCTTCTCAAAGTACTCGTTGGTTTTCCTCGTAAAGGTGGCCGCGGTCTTATATTTGGGTGGCCTCCCGTTAGTTTTGGCCTTTTTCTTGGCCATAATTACCACTCCTAAAAAATCTTCAATACATCTACCCAGACCAAAAGGTCCTCGAGGTCGTATTTAAACAGCTTGAATCTCTCTGGGTGTCCCCCCGCATACTTCAACACCTCTTGCTTCTTCGCTAAAAACCCGAGACTATTCTTAACCTTTCCAAGCCCTCGCACAGAATCTCCAAGTGGTCCATGCCAACAAGCGATTTCAAGTGCCATGTCGTAAACATCAGAAGGCCTGGCGATAAAGAAAACATCTGGATCCACCATCGCGTGGATCCACCTGTCGGCCTCGGTGGTCTGGATACCGTTGAGATAGTAGTTCCCTGTCTTTATATCGTGAGCGTGGGTCTGAATGGCTATATTTGGAGTACGACCCGACATAACATCGAATTTCGTCTCGAAGGAAACAATGGTATCAATTCCGTGGACGGAATACTTTCCCTGGAGGTCCCACTTTTTCAGGTCCTCAATATTCTTCTCTTCGTTGCGCTTTATGTCAGTC